CACATTGGCCGCCTTGTAAAATTGCGCCGCCCACGCATCGTTTGCCGCTGCCATGCTCTCGAACGCGCTTCGAACCTTGGCGTCAACCTGCTGTCTTGCGCTCTGGAATATGCGCGTAATCTCCTGCATATCTCTTGGCAACTCTGCATAAACGTTCGTGATGCTCTGACCTTGTTTAAGCTTCGACGCAATCAAACCCGCAACCGACACCCAAACGGCATAAACAATTGCGTCTATGCCGTCCTGTAGTTCGTCCTGGGTGCTTTTTTCTGTCGGGTCTTTAATCACTTGTAAGGTACTCAATCAACTCATCATCTGTCGGAAAGTCAAGGCTCGCGCCTTCCGCCCTGATTTCATCTGCCGTTGACGAAACCAGGTCTTTAATCTTTTTCCATAGGCTTTTAAGCCCTGTTTCGTCCAAATACTTCATTATGCCAATGCATCAATCGTGGCGGTGGTAATTGCTGAAACATCGCTTGCAAGCAAATAGCCGCTCAAGTCAACAATCTGACCCAACGCATCCCATTCCGTGCCATTCCACACGTAGTTCATTCCGGTATCTGTGGTATTGTAAACATCACCCGTGGAATTGCCTGATGTTGGCAGTGATGCCTTGTCATCCACCGTACCTTTGACACGGTAAACACTGGACACCTTACCATCAACATATGAGGTTGTGGCTAGGCTCTTTGTTGCTTCCGAAACCGTGGATGTCACCTGTGATGCCGTCTGGTAGCCTGCATCATTCGTAAAGCTTGAAACTGCTGTTGGTGAGCCTGTGAGGTCGCTGTATTTTCCACTAAATAGGCCTTTGCCTGTCTCTGATTGAACTGCACCATTGATTTTGGTCACAAGCGCGTCTGTGAGGTCGTTTGTTGATAATCCCTTACCTGTAACCTGTACAACGAACTTGCCCTTGATACGCTCCCAAAGTCTAGCCAAGCCTGTTGCGTCCAAATATGATGTTGCCATGTGTGCGTCTCCTTACGCCGTTAGTTGGTCTATGAGGCCCCCACTAATCGCGTAATCATTGTGCACATACTTGCCGTCCGAAATAACGCGCTCCTCATCTAATCGAGTATCAGTATACACTTTGCTCTCTTTTAGCGCGTTTTCTGATGTCTCCATGCTTGCGTTCAACTCACTGGACTTCACGCTCAAACTAGCATTAAGTTTAGTCTGTTGTGATGTGAGGCTTGTCAGCATATAGCATCAAGGATGACCGCATCCATAACATCACTCACTACTACTGCCCCACCGTTCATCGTGGCGCGCACCTGCACATCAAACCGTCCACATTGTAAGGTCTCTGTTTCTTCTGGCGTCAACTCAACTGTAAGCGTGTTACCGTCCCATGTCCCCTGCTTGGTCAGAATGCACTCTCTAGCCTGTGAGAACCTCACCTCATGGCTGCTGACCACATCCCCCGCAATGTCGGTGGTAATCGTAATCTCCGCGCTCTCTGTGCGTCTCATTATGCCTCCTGCATCATCTGCAACATGTTATCTGCGCGCTGCGTGGCCTTGATCTCCTCCACCCTCTGTCGCGCTGTCTCTGGACTCTCATCCATTACAAACATCCTATAGTCCACCGCATCCGTGGCACCAATTGCTTCACCCGCTAGGATAGCTTGCTGACGGTCTGTAAATGTCTCAATATACTCATCTGACCATGAATAATTGATGTCATACTCACCCATTGGTGTAACATCGTAGTAGTTGGCCAGAACGTCCCAACTGTAAACCAAATCGTTCAAACACTTCTCCGCTTGTTCCCTCGCTGACGAAACAAACCCCATTGTCTTTTGTTGCGACTTTCGCACGTTGTCCACATTCTGGTAATTCCAATCGGTCACGGCTGATGAAATAATTCCCGTTGACACACCCACTGCGCGCTCAACCAATGTCTCCTGTTTGTTGATGGCATCAAGGTACGCCTGGTATCGAATTTCGGGTGACCAATCATGAATTTCCATGTCTTGCCCTGATGTATCAACAAACAAACGCTCACGCCCACTTGGAAGCACTGTATAAGCCGTGTCCCCCTTAAACTCCTTCTTGAATAAGCGTTTGTTGGCCATAATGGCCTTTTCAGATAGTCCGAACTCGTTATGCATCTGGTCAAGCAGATAGTGAATCTCCCTGATTGGCTCTGATGCTCCATAACAAATCGGCACGCCCTTAACGTTGTTGAGGTCTGTCGGATTGGTTGTGAATGACTTGTACCTACCAATCAGCAACCTGTCAACATTCGGCACGCTCCACACCTGTTCGAACTTCCCGCCCCATTCAGGAAATAGGCTCAATCCATCTGCAACGAATGCTCCATTACGTGCAACTGCCATTCTGTACTCACATGCCTGCGCCGCGCTGCCATCGTTCGCTGTGTAGTTTTTCAGTTCAAGCACCTGAATCAACGAATACGTCTCATTGTTCTTCTTTTTCGTATCGACAATGTACCCGCAACACGTAATCTCATCACCCGCCGCTGCGTATATCTCGAAATCATCTGCACTAACTACAATGTTCTGGATGTTGCGCCCCGTCCAGCTAGGAATTACAAGCGCATCCCCTGTAAGAAATGCCGCGCTTAGCAGCTTTTTGGCCTTATCGCGATAAAACACATCGGCCACTCCATCCAACCACTTTGCGCGCTCATTGTCTCCACTAATCGGCATCGTTGACAACATAAGCACCAGATTTGCCAACGTCTCCGACACCTCCGCTTCGACTGAATATCCGTCACCTTTATGATGGTAATCGCGGAATAGCTGTGTGGCTGTCGTGCCTTGAATCTCTTTTTTATTTCTGTTGCCCCAATTTTGCAGCAACGTATTAACAAAACCCATTAAACCGTCCTTAGAACGTCTTTAAGCCACATTATAGCTAATCCAAGTAACCCGGGATTAAGTCGCGCAATGATGTGTACCAGCAATAACGTAGCGCGTCCGCACAATGGTCAAACTCTTTAATAACTGTGTCCTTGGCCTTGGAATCGTCCCATCTGTACAATCCCATCTCGCGGATTAAACCCTGACACTTTGTTGACACCTTAATGTCACCTTTAGCCAATGCTTGGTCAACTGACCTAATGCCCGCAATCACATCGTTGTCTGCATCAACAACATCAAACTTGCCGTGCCTGTAAATGGTCTCTTTCATGCTTGTTGCTGACGGGTCTATGACTAACTCCTGAATGTTATGCCCTTCCGCCAACTTTTCAACGTTGACGTAATGTTCCTCATCTGTGAGCCTGCGCCCTTCCGCGCGACTGTCGAACACATACTCGTCAATCACATACACTTTGCCTGCTGCCACCTTAATCAACAAACATGCAAACGGATTAGTGATGCCATAGTCACAACCAAGGTAATACATACCACCTGCTGGCACATCCTCCGGCTCTATCGTGTACTCTCTGTCCTCATACTGGTACACAAGGCCTTCTGCCACCACCCACTCACCATCAATGTACCTCTGTTTAAACACGCCATGATACTGTCGCTCGTACCTCTCAATGACCTGGCGCGTCAATCCTGGATTGTCTGCAAGCTTAAAATGCAGATGTAACGCCTTCTGCTCCTCGGCTCGTAAAATCCACTCCTGATAAAACCAATGGTGTGGACTGTCTGGGTTGCAATTAAACCAATATTTTGACCCTGCCACACTGCACCTGGCCAATGCCTGATTGACTGCACTCTGATGGCACAATGCCACCTCATCAATCAAACATCCTGCCGCTGTGAAACCCTGGATTAACTGGTAACTCGATGCATCTGCGCCGCCGAACACATCGAAATAATTCGTCACGCCGCCGCGCTCCACTGTGAGCCTGCTCTTCGATGCTGCCCATGTCAGCTTGTAACGTCTCTGTGCATATGTCAGTGCCATATAAGGCTCAACCACATTACGTACTGCCGAACCCACTGTTTTGCCCAAAATTATGAAGCTTTTACTTTTGAAGTTGCGCATTGCCCAATCAACAAACGCCAACATCATGAACGATGTCTTACCTGACCTAATCGCTCCGTCACATATAAGACTGTCATGTTCGCGGTCATTTTGGAATTGTAGAATGTCTAACTGCTTATGACTGATGCTGAATGCATCAATCGCCTCCGAAAACTCATCGTTCTCAATCTCTTGGCGGTCTTGCTTGGCTTCAATCTCTTGGTATATTTCATTAACGTTGCGGAAACTCTGGTTGTCTCCCTTTGTAGCCTGTGCCACCTGCTGCATCAAACTAGCAGTCCATAACGTGGCATCGTCT